ATCTTAATCATTGGAATTATTATATCTAAAATACTTTTCTTAAGCATTTTGCCTTTAACAATCCCATTGTACTTAGCTAAGTTAGTACGACGTAAAGAAATATTATAAATCTTTGAATACTCATTTGTGGTTTCAATAGCATCTATAATAGATTGTCTTCCTCTTCTTAAATAGTCAACTGATCTAGAAACTGGTATTTTGTATTTTCTTAACAATGATCTTGATTCTTGAGCAATCCGTGCTCTCTCTGGTATTATCAATACTTCATTTATATCATTAGGATCATTTGGAATCATATTTAACGGATTATATTTAACATTTAAAGACATCTGACCATTCGTAAATATGTCACCGTCCATATACCACTTACCTGAAAGAATACCATCAGCAATTTCTTTCTGTAACGATAAATCTTTAGATTCAAACATATAACCAAAAGATCTTAATGCATCAATATACCAACTATATCTATATTTAATGTATAAATCAACATTCGGAAAAACGTGTAATGAGGGAGTATCAAACGGAAACCCAACACCACCCATTGAATTAGGCGTTAGTATAGAAGAAAGCTTAGGTTGTATAAAACCATCAAATTCTTTATAGTTGAACCTAAATGCTACTCTAATCAAATACATCATTATGACGTATCTTCTAACTGGTTCACCATAATAACCACGTTCGATCATGAGTCTATATAAACCAATGATTGACCTCATTTCTTCAACTATACTAATAGGAGTGTTCTTTTCTATACAGAATAATTGAATTCTTGGATTAGGAATTTGAATCCCTAATATAAAATATTTTTTCAAATACTCCGACCTACAATTTCCAACACCACCTTTATCATTAGCCTCCATACCAACGGAACTCGCTGTATTCGATACATAATCATTAATTCTAAATAAACTCTGTGAATTCCACATCGAACCGTTTCGAACGGTTCTAATTCCTTCCTCATTTTCTATTATTTCAATATTTTCAATTTTTCCTGTAACTGCGGAATCATCACCTTGAACATTTACATTGTCTAAAGATATTTTTAAAATCGGATCCATATGTATCTTACTTATCACTATCTCAG